GTGGATTTCACCCCGCACGCGCGCGCGCCCCTTTCCGGAAAGGGGCCTCATTCCATGAAAGTCGGCGTCCTATCGTTGGCGCCTCTGGAGGTCGTTTGACACCGAAGCAACGGCGCGCCCGATTGAAAGAGATCCGCGCGCGTCAAGAGGAGATCGCCCTCGATCAGGTCGCCGCCCGACAGGCCCGGTCCTTCACGGCGGTCCTCAAGGCTCACGCGATGCTAGTCGCCCTCGATGCCGAGGCCGCCGAACTGCAAGCCGCGGCGCCCGTCGAGCTGTCGAGGGCCGATCGTGAGAGGGTCTGGCGCGAGGCGCTCCCCGACATCCCCGACACGCTCCTAGAGAGCGCCCTCGACGAATACGCCCGCCGACACGGGGCGACGATCTACCTCTCGCGAGACGGCGACCGGGTCGCCCGCGTCGAGGGTGCGTGGGCCTCCACGTCGTGACCTCCAAGACGACGAATGCCCGCCGAGGGGCGGGCCGTGGTCGCCTCGGGGGCGGGCTAGGCGATCGAGTAGTAGTCGACGACCTCGACCGTCTCGGTCTGCTCGTCGAACTGGCGGAAGTCGAGACGATCCGTCCAGGTCGCCTGTCCAGTCTTGGAGAGCAGGTCGCGCACCGTGGCGCAGTCGGCGTCGAGGCCCTCGACCGAGAGGAACGCGCCGCGGAGGGCGTTGCGCTCAAGCTTGACGGTAACGGTCGCGCCCTCGTTGGCGAACACGGTCTGGAACTGGCGAGCGATGCGGTCGGTGAGGTTCATACTGTCTCCCTGTTTGGTGACTACAACATAACGCGCCGTCGCATCCTGGCTACAACTTTCTGCGATAAAGTTGTAACCGCAGGGCCGCCCGGGGTTCTCGCGTGAGCTGGGCAGAGGCGACGCGCGACGTCCTCCTCGACTCGCTCTCGTGCTCGCTGTTCAGCTTCAGGCCGACCGCGCCTCAGCGGCAATGGCTGGAGGAGGCCGCCCCGATCGCCCTCTGGCGTGATGGCAATCAGTTGGGCAAGACGACGGGCTCCCTCGTCGACCTCGTCCATCGATGCCGAGGGACGCACCCTTGGCAGGCCGTGAGGCGCCCGCCTGTGTATGCCGTCGTCGTGGGCGTCAGCCTGGAGCAGATGGGGCAACCGGGCGGGATTATGGAGAAGCTATACAACCTGATCCCGACCGAGGAACTCGACCCGAAGACCGGCTTTGAGCCGGGGCGGGGGATCACCGGCAAGCCTCCGCGGCTCGTGTTCCGAAGCGGCCCGGGCGCGGGGTCGGTGATCTTCTTCGGGACGTTCAAACAGGACCCGACGCGCTACGCGGGCTCGACCATTCACCACGTCCTCTCGGATGAGCCGATGCCGGCGGGCACGTATGAGGAGCTTCGACCGCGGCTTCTCAAGTATGGCGGGACGATGCGGATCAACTTCACGCCCGTTCCAAACATGCCCGATATGCAATGGCTACGCGACCTGATCGACCGGGGCGTAATCGTCGAGCACAATCACGGGTTGAAGCCCGAGAACTGCCTCCCCGACGGGGCGCCGTTCCCCTACTACTCGCGGACGATGCTCGACTCCTTCCGGGCCTCGCTACCGCTACCCGTCCAGCGCATGAGGATCGAGGGCGCGTGGGATCCCCTCGTCGACGAGCGGTGGATCTCGGCATTCAGCACCGAGACCCACGTTCGGGGCGACGAGCCGCCCGCCGGGGCCGTCGTCTTCGTCGGGATCGACCACGGGATCGTCGGAGGCAAACAGGCCGCCGTGGTCGGGGCCGTCGTCGGAGCTGACTCCCTACGGCCTCGGGTCTGGTACCTCGCCGAGCACGTCGGGCACGCACAGACGAGTCAGGAGGAGGACGCCCGGGCTATCGTCTCGATGCTTCACCGGGCGGGCCTCGAAGTCGAGGACGTCGACCTCTGGGTCGGCGACCGTCCAGCGGACGCCCGGGGCCTCGTCCGAAAGAGCAACAGCATCCTTCGGCGACACCTCGCCGCCCTCGCGGGGATCGCCTACAATCGCTTCCCGCGGATCACGACTCCGCGCAAGTTCGACGGGAGCGTCGTCGCCGGGTTGACGATGTTGAATAGCCTCTCGGCGACCGACACGAGGGGGACGCCTCACCTCCTCGTCTCGCCGCGGTGTCCCGAATTAGCTAGGGCCTTCATGGTCTTTCAGGGACACAAGCAGGATCCGAGTAAGGATATTTTGGATGCGGCGAGGTACCCTGTCGAGAGGCTCGTTGGTTCTCAGCGGGCGGTGGCTCTCTCATTGCGCTACGGGTGACCCTATGCCGTATCAGCCGATCATCTACCCGCCGCGGCCCATGATGCCCGATCAGGACCGCGCCGAGCACCAGCGGGCGCGGGCCTCGATCCTCGACGAGGATTTCGATCAGGTCCTCGACCTCTGGCTTCGGGACTACGTCGCGCCCGAGGTCCTCGAAACCTGGGGTCAGCCCGACACCTCGAACAACCCGCTCGTCTCCTACGTCTCGCAGCTCACGACCCCGGGCCGATACAGTCAGCGTCCGATCGTGCATCACCCGAGCGAGGCCGCCGCGGGGCTCCTCGACCCGGGCGGCGCCCTCGATGCCGCCGGGTGGGTCACGAAGGCCCAGACCTACGAGCGGAGGACGATCGGCCTCGGGGACTACCTCGTCGGGCTCGATGTCTTCGAGGGCTCGCTCGTCCTCCAGCTCGTCGAGCCGTGCGACATCTACCTCGAAGCCGATCCGCGACGCCCCGATCGGGCTCGCGCCCTCTGGCATCTGCGGCTTCGATGGGACGCGGTTCGGGGCGCCTACCGGTGGACGTTCACGATCTACGACCTCGGCGACCCCGAGGCGGGCCGCCCGCCCTCGCTCCGGGTCGTGAGCGCGACGGAGAAGGATGAGGACGGATACCGCGACCTCTCCGACGCCTACCTCGACGGCGGCGCCCTCGTCGGCGACGCCTACCCCTACCGCTACGAGGACGGGCGGGCCTTCCTGCCGTGGGTTCAGTATCGAAGCTCTGACACCGGCAAGATCTGGCACTGGTCCGAACTGCGAGGGCTCCACCGGGGCACGCTTCACGTCTGCACGTATGCGACGTACACGGGCCGCGCGGCCCTCGATGCGACCGGGTCGCACGTTCTGACGTGGAACCTCCAACTACCGGGCGCCGACGTGCGCCTCGCCTCGGGGCGCCCCTACGACGACGGCGTCGGCTACACCCCGGGCGGGGCTCCGATTGAGCAGGTCCCGATCACCCCGGGCGCGATCTCCGCCTGTCAGGTCGTCGAGCCTGGAGTTCAACCGGGCGTGAGCGTCGTCGGGCCGGGGATCAATCTGGCGCCCCTTCACGCATTCACCCGGGGATACATTCACGATCTGATGTTGAACCGGGGCCTCGGTCAGGCGTCGGTCGAGAAGGTAAGCGCCAACCCCGCATCTGGGGCGGCCCTCCATATCTCCGACCGTCAGAGGCGCGAGTATCAGGAGCGGATCGAGCCCCTGTTCCGGGCCTCTGACCTCGAACTGCTCTCGAAGGCCGCGGCGGTCCTGAACCGGGCGACGGGGACGGACTACCCCGAGAGCGGCTACTCGATCGTCTACCACCGACCGCCGAGGAGCCCGGGCGAGGAGAAGGACGCCCGAGAGCGCGACGCCTGGCTCGTCGAGCACGGCTATCGCTCCCGGGTGGATGTCTACCGGTCACGCTACCCGGGCCTCTCGACCTCCGACGCCGTCGAGGACCTCCGACGCATCCGACGGGACGAGGCCCTCGTCGCCTCGGGCGCGATTGACGACGACCGCGACGCCGCCCTCGAAGAGCTGGAGGCCGCCGCGTCAGCTCTCCGGGCGATGCCGATGGAGCACGACGAGTCGACCGACGCCCTCGCCTCCGTCGAGGCCGCTCTCGCCGCCCTGACGGGGTCCTGACGTGCCTCCATGGAGGGCGCCCGCCGAGGTACGCAAGGAGGCCCGCCGCGCTCTAGACTGGCGCGCGGATCTTCCGCCTAGCCGTCGAGCGATGACGCCGGTCGGGGTCCGTCGGGCCGTCCAGCTTGCCGAGGGTCAGCCGGTCAGCCTCGACACCGTCCGTCGGATGTGGTCGTATTTCCAGCGCCACGAGGTCGACAAGGACGCCGAAGGGTTCCGCCCTGGAGAGCCGGGGTATCCCTCGAAGGGACGTCAAGCGTGGTCCGGATGGGGCGGGGATGCGGGCCGCGCGTGGTCGCGTCGCATCCTCCGCGAATACGATCGGGAATGGTACCTCGAACGCCTCGCGAGGCGAAGGGAGACAGGATGAGCGAGTTCAGTCAGGAGCAAGTCGATCAGATCGTGAAAGAGCGCCTAGACCGTGCGAAGACGAAGCACGCCGAGCAGCTCGCAGCCGTCCGCGCCGAGGCGAAGCTCGCCGGGGCGGAGATCGTCAAGCTACGCGAGCGGGTCGCCGCCCTGGAGCCGTTCGAGAGTCAGGTCGGAGAGCTGCGAGGACAGATCGAGCGCGCGACCCGGACACAGCTCCTCGGGACCCTCGGGATCCCTGCCGACGCCCTCGGCGACATCGAGGCGATCTACCAGTCCCGGACCGCGGGCCTCGACGAGGCGCCGACCTTCGCCGACTTTTTGGCCGAGGGCGGACCCGGTCGCGAGGTCCCTCTCCTCGCGGGCTACTTCTCCGCGGGCGCTCCCTCGGGGGACGGTACCACCGCTGTCTCGGTACCGAGTCCGGCCTCGCTCCCGGATCTCTCTCGGGGGGCGCCCGCCTCGGCTCCGAGGTCCTCGGGCATGAGTCGCGAGGACGCCGCCGCGTTCCTCACCTCGCCCGAGTTCCGATCGATGACACGCGAGCAACAAGACGAAGCCCTCCGGGCCGTCGAGCAGCAGAGCGGCACGTCCTATGGGTCGCGGTGGTTGACGCCGCGCGCCTGACGGGGCAAGATCCGATCATTGGCCCACTACGCGAACCCGGCGGCAACAGGGGAAGGGCGTGACAGTTCCCTTTCCCACTAGCTAGGAGTCGCCGCTATGGCCTCGATCAGCCCTCCCGCGCTCGCTTCCGCGGTCAACAACGAAGTTGGATTCGCCTACACCTTCGCACAGATCGCGATTCAGCGCCGTCTTGAAGACGCTTTGAACGTGCAGGCCGCGGGCCTCGTCCGCCTCGTCGGCGACGCCGCCGGCTCTGGCTCCGACGTGATCCGCGTGACCAACATCGGCGGGGTCGGGTACAACCTGGCGATGTCGGCTCTCGCGAGCGAGACCGCCGCGATCACCCCGAGCCCCTTCGATTTGGGCTACTCGACGGTCACGATCGCCGACTACGGCCTCGCGTTCGAGGAGTCGTACAAGGCCCAGATCCTCGGGCGTGAGCCCGCCGCGATGCTCGACGCGCTCGTCCAGACGATGCCCGAGAGCTTCCTTCGCACGTTGCGCGACCTGACCGCGACCACGATCGCGGGCTTCAGTACGTCGGTCGGCTCCTCGGGCGCCGCGCTCGAAATGGATCACCTTCTCGACCTCCTCGCCGCGTTCCGTGAGAACCCGGGCGCGGGTCAGCCGGTGGTCATGCTCCACCCGAAGCAGGTCTCGGACCTCGTCGACTCGATCCGCTCCGAGACGACCCTCTCCCTCTCCGTTTCGGAGTTCGGTGGTGTGCAGGGTCTCCAGGGCGGCGCGCAGACGATCCGCAACTTCGCGGGCCTCGGGATCGACATCAACATGAGCACGTCGGTCACGACGAGCGGCCCCGACCACGTCGGCGGCGGCTACTCCGCGGGCGGTATCGGCTACGCGGTCGGCTCTACCGCGGGCGTTCGCGCCCGGGGTATCGACGCCATCCGGATCCCCGAGTTCGGAACGATCGTGACGTTCCCGTCCAGCTCCTCGACGAACGGCAAGGAAACCGCCGAGGCCCGCTCGTTCTTGGGTGTGGCCGCGGGTAGCTCCGATGTCTTCGTGCAGCGGAAGATCCTCTCGGCGACCTGATCGCCCTCGACGCGCGCCCGGGCTCCTCCTCGGCGGCCTGGGCGCGTCCGTACCTCGCCGAGGGATAGAGACAGCTATGCCAATCCGAGCGAAGAGAAAGACCTCGACCGCCGCCGACGCGCTCCTCGTGGGCGATGTTCCCGAGACGGTCGACCCGGGCCTCGCCGCCCTCCTAGAGGACCCGATCGACACGGGCCGATCCTCTGGGCTCCCGAAGATTCACCCGCGTCCCGCGTTCCTTTTCCGTCACTGGCCTATGAATTGGGAGGTCGGAGAAGTCGAGGGGTCGCCGACCTGGCTCCCTATGGTCGAGCCTCACCTCCTCGTCAGAGGCGCCGCGGGGATCCGTACCCCGGGACCTCACGAGCCCGAGAGCAACGCCTACGCCGACGCCGTCCTCGAAGCGAGGCGCCGCGGGTGGGTCTACCTGCCGCTCTCGACCTCGATCCCCGACGAGCTGCTCCCGCCGGGCGTGCCCGCGGGCCGCTACCGCCGCCGCATCCGAGGGCAGCACCCGATCACGCGCGTCGATGTCGAGGCGTGGGTCTCCGCGTGGGACGTGCCCGAGCCGGGGCTCCCGGGTCAGCCGCTCACCTTCCAGCGGCACGCCGAGAGCTGGGACCGGTGGCGGGCCTCGCTCGTCGCCTCGGGGGCGATCGCCGGACCTGTACCGCAGGCGACCCGAGCCGTCCGCCAGACGATCGAGCGTCACCTCGGGCGCACGAGGAACGCCGGGATTGCTCCCGATGTCAAGGCCGCCAAGGTCGCGCGCCTGGAGGCCCGTCTCGCCGCCGCTACCTCTGCGGGGGTGCCGGCATGAGTGCAGACGAGCGCACGCGCCGAGAGAGCATCCAGAGGGCCGCGCAGAACCTCCGAGAGGCAAGCCGCGGCAAGCTCACACAGACCCAGGCCGAGGCCCGGGTCCGGAATGCGGTTCGCCGAGGCGACCGCGAACGCGCCAACAACAACCGCTAGGGGCCTCCTATGCCGCTGATCTCCGCTCTCCAAGACATCGCAGCCGCCGACGCCATCGGGGTCGGGACCTTCGACCTCGTCGGGGCCGCCTACTCCGCGACCCTCTCGGGCAACCTGACCGTCACGGTCAAGCACCCGATGATCCTCAAGCTCGACCCGGGCGGCGCCTCCCGCGACGTGACCCTCGAAGCCGAGGCCGGATGCCCGGGCCGCGTGCGCTGGATCGTCAACGCCGCCGACGTTGGCGGAGAAAACCTCGCCGTCAAGGATGACAGCGGGGTCACGACGATCGCCACGATCAACCAGAACGAGAGCGCGGTCGTCTACTGCGACGGTACCGCCTGGAGCCTGATCGCCGTCGTCGCGATTGCGCTGAGCTGATCTGATGTCTAGCGGCGAGACCGTCTACACCTACCGCCAGAGCGGCCCCGACGTCCTCCAGAGGGCGCGGGCGAATACCGTTACCCTGGAGGTCTGGCGCGACGGGGCGAAGGTCGCCCCGACCGCGGCGACGGTCTCGCTCGTCCGACCGGCGGGGACCTACGTGGTCGAGGACGCCGCCGCGTCGATCGTGTCCTCGGTCGCGACCTACACGATCGGAGCCGTCGACCTACCGGCTACCGAGCCGACCGGTCAGCTCTACCAACTCCGGTGGACCCTGACCCTCGACGGCCTCGCCCGGACGGTCTCGCGGGCGTGCACCGTCGCCCGGTTCCCCATGATTCTCCCCGTCACCGACGCCGACCTGACCGCGGGTGAATACCCCGACCTCGTCGATCAGCTAGGAGATTACGGCACAAATCTTCAGACGTTCATCGAGGCCGCGAAGCGCGACGTCCTCCGAGAGCTAGAGCAGAAGGGGCAGTGGCCCGACCTGATCACTGGCCCGAGCGACCTCTTCGAGCCGATCCGTCAGTCGACCTACGTGAAGGTCTTCCGGTTCCTGTTCTCGACGAATGACTCCGAGAGGAGCGAGCGCCTTATGGAGCTTCACCGGGCCGAATACCAGAAGGTCATGAAAGACCTACGCGCCCGCATGGACCGCGACGACGACGGCCTCCCCGACTCCGAGAGCCGCGAGAGCATGAGCCGCACGATTCACCGCGGGGGCGCCCGGGCGCGCTACCGCCGCCGCGCTCCGTGGTGGTGAGCCGATGCCGACGACCGGGACGATCTCGGAGCTACGTCAGACCATGGCGGCGCGGATCGCTGCCTCCTCGACGACCGGCCTCGGGCAAGGGACGATCACCTCGCCGACGTGGAAGGAGGAGCGGTCGCCGTTCGCTCTCCTCGACGAGCCGAAGGCCCGGGCTCACCTGGCGTTCTCGTGTCAGATCGCCGACGCCAGCGTTACCGATGCCGGGGACGGGTCGTCGTCGGCGTCGCCGTTTCAGATCGAGGCCACCGTCGCCGTGTTGTTCACCTTCCGGGTCCGGGCCTCACGTCAAGCCGACCTCGATCGCGCCGCCGATGCCGCCGAGGCCGTCGCCCGGTCAATCCTCACCCTCGCCGCCGAGGACGTGAGGTATAACATCCTTCCTGACTTGATTTTCTCGCCTACCATGACCGAGGACGGCGAGGCCGTTCAGGTTGAGCAGCGTTACCGCGTCCGCTTCGATTCCACGATCTAAGGAGGCCCCGAAATGGCCCGTTTTACCTCGCGTCTCACCTCGGTAAAGTTCATCGACGCTACGTCACCGACCCCTCTTGACGTGGTCGTCGGCCCGGGTCCGGGCGACCTCTCGATCGGCGAGACCAACGCCGACAACGCCGAGCGGATCCGGGTTCTCGACCGCGGCACATACGACGGATTTGTCGTCGGCGACGACCTAGAGCAGGACGTGTCGATCACGATCGAGATCGAGAACCAGAGCCTCACCGACGGGGTCGCCGAGCGGGTCCGCGACTTCGTCATGAAGACCGGGGCGTTTGCGAGCGCGACCTCGGTAGACTCGACGATCTGGGCCTTTATCGTCGAGGTCACGATGACCGACGGCACGAACACGGCGACGATCACCCTCCCCGTGGTTCAGGGCGGGGTCGACTTCAGCGAGGCGAAGGAGGGCTCGACGATGTCCTTCTCCGGCACGAACAACGGCACCGTTGCGGTCACCTGATCGTGCCCTACCACAAGAAGAAGACCAAAAAGAAGGGCGGCAAGTAGCCGTCCCGAGGAGACAGCATGAGCGACCCGATCACCCTCGGGGGGACCGACTACCGGCCCGCCGTGATCCTGATCCCGATCCGCCTCCGACTCCGGAGCGCCTACGTCGACGCCGAGGGCTCGTCAGACGACCTCGTCGCCGTCTGTGGGGCCGTCCTCGGTCAGGCCCTACCCGACGCCCTCGGGGAGAGCCCGAGCGCCCAGAGGCGCGCCCTACGCGCCGACGTGGTCGACTACGGCGAGAGGGTCGTCGACGCCCTCCTCGGTCGGGGCGTCAGGGTGCCCGAGATCATCGAGCACGGGTCGCGCGTGCTCCTCGACGTTCTCCAGCAGATGCCGAAAGACGACGAGATCGAGGAGGCCGCGGGAAACTCCGAGGCCCGGGCGGAGACCTCCACGGCCTCTACCTCCGTCTCGGGCTGACTCACTACGGGGATCCGATGGCGCTCTATCGACTCGCCGAGACAGACCGGGACGCCCTCGTCGCCCTCCTCGGGTGGGAGCTGCACCGGTCTCGCCAGCGCCCGAGGCAGAGCGCCCCGATCCGCAACGCCGAGGGGCGCCTCGACGCCCTCGACGCGTTTCAGGTGTAGCCGTGGCCCTCTCCGAGTTCTTCGAGCGTCAACGCTTCCCCGTATCGAGGAAGGGCCAGATCAAGGAGGCCCGGTGGCACCGCCGCGGTCACCATTACCTGAAGCACACCGGAGGAATGCGAGAAAACGACCTAATCCAGCCCGATCCGCTGCTGAATAAGAAGATTTTCCAGTTGATCGAGCGGGCCTATCCGATGATTGCGGACTCGTTCAATCGGCACCTAGGGCCGGTGGCAAATCAGATGTTCAAGTCCTGGCCCTATGACACGGGCCTGTCTCTGTCGCTCCTCGGGTTCGAGTGGGAGATCACCGACACCAAGCTCGCCGGGTCGATTGTCTGTAATGCGCCCTACGCCTACTTTATACGAGAGGCGCAGAAGGGTAAGAAGAAGGGCCGCGAGATCACCCGAGAGCTGAAGCCCGAAGAGCTGGCGATGATGGGAAAGCCGCCGCGCGGGATCTCGCGTAAGAAGTGGGCACAGGCGATCGCCGTCGGGGCGAAACAGGTCGATCTCGTGAACTACGGTTACGCGATCGGGGTCCTCCGACGGATCGACCTCGCGCAGACTCGACGGCAAGCACCGCGGAAGGGCCGCCGGGTCGCCGACGCCCTCGTCTTCGATCCGGGCAAGGTCGCCGCGGGGCGCATCTACGACGACATCCTCGACGGAATGGGGCGCCTATGAGCACCGTTAAGCGCGATATCTCGATGTCGATTATCGCCGATACCCGACGGTATCAGGCGGAGATGGCGAAAATCCCGGGCATGACCGACAAGGCCGCCGCGAAGGCCGCTCAGCGTATGGTCAATCAGGAGCAGAAGCGGATCCGAGACGAGGAGCGGCTACGTCGGAGGGCCGCGAAGGAGCAGGTAAAGCTAGCCAAAGAGACCGCCGGTTCGATCTCCGCAGTCATGCTAGGGGCCGCTGGGGCGGTTGCCGCCGGATTTGGCACCGCGGTAATCGCGGGGCGTGCGCTCCTCACCCTCGGGCAGGATGTCGCCGACGCCCGAAACGAGCTGAGCGACCTCTCGGTCGAGACCGGGATCAGCGCCGACACCCTCGCCGCCCTCCGGTTCGGAGCAAACGCGGCAGGCAAGGACCTCGGCAACCTCACGAGCGGGATCGGTCAGTTCGCGAAGAGAATGGCGCAAGCTGAGCGCGCGGGCGGGACCCTCGGGCAGGTCTTCGCGGGCCTCGGGGTCGAGCTGCGCGACACTGACGGGAGCCTCCGAGGCACTGACGAGGTCTTCCGCCAGACCGTTCAAGCCCTCGCCTCTGTCGAGGACGAGACAACCCGAACCGCCGCCGCGATGGAGCTATTCGGCAAGTCGGGCGGGCAGCTTGTGAACGTGACCCAGGTTCTCGGCGGGGATTTCGACCTCTTCGCCGGGGCCGTCGAGCGGGTCGGCGTCGGTATGGAGGGCGGCGCCGAGGAGTCCGCCGAGTTTCAGCGGGCTATGGCGGTCCTGTCGCAGGTGCTTGACGGGATCAAGGCGTCCGCGGGCGGGGTCGCCCTGTCGTTCGCCCAAGGTCTCGCGGGCGGTATCGAGATCGCCAAACTCGCCGCGATTACGGGCGTCGGCGGTTTCCGCGTCTTCGCCTCGACGTTTGAACTGATCCGGTCCTCTCTTGAGGACGGGGCGATCCCGAGCATGGAGGACTTCGCCCGGGTCGTTGACGAAGAGGGCGACAAGATCCGCGCCGAGCTTCTCGCCGAGGTTGACGCGTTCCGCGCCCTGATCGGGTCTGTCGAGACTGCCGGGGTCGAGGTCGGCGACCTCTCGGGGCTCCTCGACAGCCTCACGACCAAGCAAGGCAAGAACACCGCAGCGACTAAGGCCGCCGCCGACGCGGAGAGGGTCGCCGCGGGCGTCTCGAAAGACCTCGCAAAGGCTCGCCTCGACGCCCTCGACCCACAAACGCGCCTCGTCGTCGCATTCAACGAGGAGCGGCGAGAGCTACTCGCCCTCGTCGACGCGGGCGCAAATGCCGCCGAGGTTCAGGAGTTGATCGCGCTCAAAGGCGCCGCGATGGAGGAGCAGTTCCGCAAGACCGACGCAGCGGCCTCTAAGCTGGCACTAGAGGAGGCGCTCGTCGAGCCCCTCGCCGAGTTGGAGGCCCTCGGGCCGCAAATTCAGGCGGCATTTGACCAGCTTCAGGCCGAGTTCGAGGAGAGCAAGCGCAAGGCCGCCGAACTCCGCGATCAGATGGTCAATCTGACGACGACCGGCCTCGGGGTCGCCGCGGGCTTCGGGGAGCTGGCGATCGACCGCTTCGGCGAAGCCGCCACGAAGGCCGGGACCCGGGCCGACAAGCTTCGAGGAGAGATCGAGCAGCTCCGAGACTCGATGACGGGCGCGAGCGAGGAGGAGCGCGCCCAGATCGAGGAGACGATCGCAGCGAAGGAGGACGAGCTAACAAAGGCCGAGAAGCGCCGAAGGAAGGCAAACAAAAACGCGCGGGAGACCTTCAAGAGCGTCAAGGCGATGCGGATCTCCGAGACGATCATTGCCGGGGCCGCCGCCGGTATCCGGGCGGTCGCCGAGCTGGGACCGATTGCGGGCGGGGTCGCCGCCGCCGCGATTGCCGCCGATACGACCTTCGCCGTCGCACAGATCAAAGCGCAGAAAGCGCCAAAGTTCCACGCCGGCGGCATGGTTGAGCCCGACGAGACGCCCGCGATCCTCCGACGCGGGGAGGCCGTTCTCTCCGAGCGGGCGACCCAGCGCCTCGGGCGTCGCACGATCGAGGCCCTGAACCGAGACGAGCCTCTCGGGGCCGTGAATATCTACCTCGGCGACGACCTCCTCCGCTCGCAACGACTGACGCGAGCGCCGCGGGGTGGTATGCATACAGCGATCGGGGCGCGTAGCCCCTACCTCGGGCGATAGGGGGCCGCGTGGCGCGAGTAGACCGGACACCCCAAGGGATCGGCCCCGTGGACGCTCGCTACACCGAGAGCGCCCTTGACGCGTCTCTGTCGAGCTACACCGAGGCCGGACCTCGACCCGGGCCGGCGGTGGCGACGAGCGCGGTCCAGAACGCGAGCCCGATCGTCAGCGGAGCACAGGACGAGGCCCTCGACGTGAAGGTCTCGAAGTCGGGCGATCCGTCCATCGAGCGCCGCGGGTCGGCGGTGCTTTACAAGCTCGACAGCGAGACGAGCCCCGACGCGTATCGGGGGTGGGCGTCGCCCGTGCTCTGTCAGCGGGCAACGACGGTGCACTTCACGACGACCGCCGCGATCACGAGCCTCGACGCGTGCACCGACCGCGACGATCAGCGAGTCACAATCATCTACGCCGAGGGCGCGACGACCTCGCTCTCGACCCGCACGCTCACGGAATCGACGCAAGCCCTGACGGCCTCGGCGACGGTTGACGGCGGCGCCGGGTCGATGCGGGGACCGGCCTCGATCACCTCGCTTCCTGACGGGCGGCGGATCATCCTCGAATTCTACGGGCCGCCGAATCTCCAGGGGCCGACCTCCTACTCGCAGTCGATCTACGGCGGCGCATGGGTCGAGCTATCCGACGACCCGTTCCCGGGCGGTACCTCGTGGATCTCGGGCGCGATTGACGGCCTCTGGATTCGCTACGCTCGCGGCCAGATCATCGCTCTGATCACCGACACGGGGGGCAACCTCCATCAGCTCGCAAGCGCCGACCTCGGGTCCTCGTGGCGCTTCGTCGAGACGGTCGCCGGGGTCTCGGGTCAAGGCGTCGGCGTCGATGTCTACCCCGACGGGACGATCCTCGTCGTCTACCACGACACCCCCGACGACAAGCTCCGAGCGGTCCGTCTCGGGTCCGCCTTCGCCCCGATCTCCGAGGCGCCCTCCGTCGACCTCCCGACGGGATCCGACGTGACGCAAGCGGAGGTCCCGCTAACCGTCACGATCGACGCCGACGGGACCGCCTACGCGATCACCGACGACTCTGTCAACGACGCGCCCTCGCTCTACCTGATCGTTTACGAGAGCACCGACGGCGGCGTGACGTGGACCGAGTACACCGACGGCCCGGTCGGGAGCCTGGAGCTAGGCCGGTGGTCAATGCTCCGGAGCGTCGCGAGTAATGGCCGGATCTACGTCCTCGGGGCGCTAGAGAACCTCACCTCGGGCGCCGTGATGTTCAGCCTCTCGGGGTGGAACAACGTTACGACCGGGCCGAACCATACGAACCCCGGGCGCGACGGGTGGATGGCGAATTACTCGGCGGTCTCGGGCCGCGGTGGGATGTGGTGGAGCGTCACGACTCCGACGAGCGGGGCGACTGGCTACACCGCGACCGGATCGGGGACCGGGCTCCTCGCCGGGTCAAGCGACGACAGCTACCTCGCCGTAGTGACCGGGGCGACGACGAACCGGGCCTATCTTGCACAGGAGAGCGGGGTAACCGCCGGGGCCGACGCCGCGGTCGCGTGGTCCTGCGAAGTTGTCTCGGGCGGCGCCCTGTCGACGACTGACATCGGGGTCACGCTCCGACACCGGAACCTCTCGAATCAGCTCGTCGCGCTGCAAGTGAACCTAGCCGACACCGATCAGATCCGATTCACCGACGGGACGACGGCGATCACCGTCTCCGTTGACGTGACGGCCCGCCGCGACTACCTCCTCGAACTGTCGGGGGGCACGACCGCGCGCCTCTACTCGCGGCCCTCGCCCGCGGACCTCTGGGAGCTGCACGGGACGATCATCGTAACCGCGAGCGGATCGACGACGACGGCCCGCACGACGTGGGGCCATCCAGTCGCCGGGACCTCGTCGTCGCGGTGGTGGTGGGTCACGCACCGTCACGAGGACATCGAGATCCTTCGGTCGTTCGGGCAAGGCATCACCGATCAGGTCGGCAAGCGGATCGCAGGTGTCCCCTACCCGCTCCCGGGGATCGGCTCCTCGACGGCCTCGGCATTTATGCGGATCGTCGGCGGTCACAACCAACGAGGCGGGACGCCCGACTTCAACGTCGATCCGGCCTATGACTACCCGGTCGGGGCGGTGTTCCCGACCTCGTCGCCGTCGCCTGACGCGACCTGGCGAACGAGCGCCGACGGCGTCGACACCGACCTCGTGGTCGAGCTTCAGGCCGGGACCGACTCACGCCTCGACGAGGTCCTCCCCGTCGTGATCGTAAGGAATGCCAACTTCGACCGCCTCGAAGTCGCGACGGGCGACTCGACTCCGACGTATACGACTCAGGGGACGCTCGACCTCCGTTTCCCCGCGGTCGCCTACACGAAGACCGGCGACGCGATCGAGGTCGCCGGGGCGCCGGCCTCGGTTACTCGATGGCTACACGCCGACGAGCTAGTCGGCGGATACATCGACTTCGGGAGCGGGGTCCGCCGCCGCATCCTCTCGCATACCGCGGGGTATCTGGCGAACACGGCGACCGTGAAGCCCGTGTTCCGGATTGACGACCCGGGGAGCGTGGGCGCCTCGGGGAGCATGACGATCAGCCATCATAGCGGGGTGCTCGTCCTCTCGGGGTACACGCCCGCGCCCGTCCGATACTGGCGCTTCCGCATCCCGAGTCAGACGACCGCCGAGGGCTACTACGAGGCGGGGACGATCGCCCTCGGGGCGCTCGTCGTTCCGGGTAAGCGGTGGGCCGACGGCTTCACCTTCGCGGTCGAGCCTGTGATCTCGTCGGCGGACTCGCAGAGCGGGACGCGCCGCATCGAGGAGCGAGGGCCGCCTCGGCGACGCCTGACGGTCTCGTGGGCGCACGGGAGCAAGATCGACCGCCTCCGCGGCAACGCCAGTCAGGTCGATCACCTCTCGGCGGGACCGGCGACGCCCGCCCTCGCGGGGCGCGATGATGTCCTGTGGCAGCTCGAAGCCTTGCAGAAGCGAGCGCAGTCGGGCCGGATCCCCGTCGTCGTCGTGCCACAGATCCCGAGTCAGACGGAGACGATCACCGATCCGAGTCTGTATCTCTTCGGACTGATCGAGGGCACGGTCCAAGCCGCCCAGGTCGTCGGCGACGAGGGCGTCGACGAATACGTCCGGGTGGAGTCTCTCACCGTGACGGAGCTGACCTGATGCCTCTCGCTCCGTCCTGGCGCGACCTCCTCGGGACCGAGGGCCGGTGGGTCCTCGCGGTGGACTGGTACGAGCGCGGGACGATCTACTTCTCCGAGGTCGGCTTCATCCTCGGGACCGATGCGGGGGACGTGCTCGTCGAGGGCGGCCTCGGGGAGATCACCCTCGGGCGGGTCGAGGCGTCGCCCGAGGTCCGGGTCGTCGTCGACTCGGATCGGGTCGATTGGCTCTCGTCGTGGCGCCGGGGCCTGTTCCTCGAACGCATCCCCGCCCGCCTCTACCGGTGGCACACTGGCGACGACCTCGAAGACGCCCGCCTCGTCGTCGAGGGCTACCTCGGGGACGTGACCGTCGCCGACCCGACCGCCCGCGATCGGCTCTCGGCGGTCCTCCGACCGCTTGATCTCGTGACGGGCGACCTCCTCCCGAGTCTGACCGTCACGATCGCGTCTATCCCGAGGCTGTCCTTCATCGTAGACGGCGACACGACCGCCGACGGCCCGAGCCTTGGCGCATCGAGGCCCGAGGTCTTCGGGCGCCCGGGCTACCCAACGGGGCAACCGGCGATCCCCGCCCTCGAACTGACCCTCACCGACGACACGATCGCCGATTTCAAGTCTCCCGGGTGGCTCCTCTGCGGTCATACGGTCCGGGCTGCGAACTGCCTTCTCTGGGACGTGACCGACTTCGCCGTCTCGGTCGTCGAGGGCGTCGTTCAGACCCAAGACGAGCAGGGCCGAACCTTCTCTGCGGCGGCGGACACCGGCAACCCGTGGTCGCCTCTCACCGACGAGCGGGTGAACTCGGGCCGGTCGTTTTGGTGGGGCCTGGCGTCGCCCGCCGAGGGTAGGAGCAATCCCTACCGGGTCGGCGACCTCCGGGGCCTCTCCGATGTCCTCCGGTACCTCTACGAGCGGGTAGGGGGGCGCAAGGTCGACCCGGGCCGGATGGAGACCTATGCCGCCGAGTTGAACGCGTACCAGATTGACGCCGTCCTCACCGAACCGACCGAGATCGGAGCCTGGATTGAGGGCGAGATCCTCCGGGTCTACCCCGTCCGCATCATCCAGGGGCCGAACGGCCTGTACTGTCGGCGCCGGACCTTCCGGGCGACCGAGGCCGACGCGGTCGCGACCCTCTCGACGACGGGCGGGGGGATCCTTGTCTCGGCGACCTCGCCCCTCTCGCCGGTGGCCGTCACCCTCGCGTCGAGGGTCCGGGTCTCCTACGCCTACCGGACGCTCTCGACCTATCAGGAGAGCGTCACCGTAGGGGTAACCCCGGGCGACGCCGCCGAGACGACGAGCGCGGGCGTCCTCGCCGAGGGCGGGGCGCATTGGGCCGAGATCGTCGAGCCCTACGTCGGGACGGTAGAGGCCGTGATCGAGGTCCCGACGACCTGGGACCGGGCGACCGCGCAACGACTCGCCCTCGACTACCTCGACGCCCAGAGCCTACCCCGACACCGCCGGCTCTACGAGGGCGGGGTCGAGCTGGAGGGCCTCGCCCTCGGCGACGTGGTCCGTCTCGACGATCCGGATCTCAACCCCGACGAGGTCCTCCTCGCGACGGTCGAGGAGGTCGAGGTCGGCGGGCCGTCGGTCCGTGTCACACTTGAGATCCTCCGGGGTCTCCTCCTGTACGATGTCCCCACAAGCTAGGAGCCGCGAGCCATGGCGACGACACTCACGATCGGGAGCCCTAAGCGGCTCGCCCTCGGCACCACGACCGAGGCTGTCACTATTCCCCGAAACGCGCGATACCTGCGGATCGAGGCCCTCGCTCACGACGTAGTCCTCGCCGTGACCGGGACCGACGGCGGCGCCCTCGCGGCGGACTACGAGACTTATCCGCAGAAAGCGATTTACATGCGTTCTATCCCCGGAATGGCGGGCAAGGGGCGCAAAGACGGCGATACTGTGATCTACGTCGCGGTCTCCTCGGGGTCGGGCTCCGTCGCTCTGACCGCCATGTACGAGGGCGCATGATGGCCGCCCCATGCATTGCACAAGGACCGGGGGCTCCGTCGGGCGCGACTTGGGAGACGCTACGCGAGGCGGACTTCTCGACCGTCGCCGCGGCGGATCTGACCTCGGGCGGCACCGTTGACGCGGGCGGGGTCACTTGGAGCACGGCTAACGGCTTTCGGTGCTCGACCTTCGGGCCGGACGGGTCGACCGGGTTCCGGGTTGTTCAGAACTCAACAGGCGTCGTCTCGTCGGCGACCTCGCCGCGCGTGTACGCCGCGATGTCCTCGATTGGGACCGTCGCCGCGGGCGAGGAGGTCGCCGTCCAGCTTCGATGGAGCGCCGGGGCGACTCCGGGCAACTTCGCGCGCCTCGTCGTCACCCTCTACGGGTCGAGCGCGGTCAACAGCGTCAACGCCGGGGTGAACTACCAAATCAGCCCGGGGCGCTGGGAGTTCGGGTCGGTCGTCTATTCGAGCCAGTACACCGATCCAGGCGTCGCCGTCTCGGACTCCTCCGACGCCGTCGTCGAGGTCCTGATCAGCGCCGCAGGGATGCGGGTCTTCGATCGGGGCTCGTGGTCGGGCGCGTGGCCGTCCGTCGAGGGCGGCACGTTGCGCGATGCGATCGGCACCGTCGCCAGCGCCGCACGCTCTAGCGTCGATCCGAGCGTCGCGACCGCGGCCCTCGGCTTCTCGACCTATCGATCATCAGGGACGACCGACATCACCGTGCACGGGATGCGGATTCTACGGAGGGCCACAGCATGAGCCAGAGCTACGCACGACTGAACATTGACTCAATCGAGGGCCTTTTCTCGGCGATGTCGAGCCGCGCCGCGATGCTCGGGAGCACGACCCGAGCGCAACGGGCGGTCCTCTACTCGATGAGCGAGGCGAGCCTCTCGGCGCTGGAGTCGGGGTCTCGCGTCCCGACCGCCGAGGAGCGCGATCAGACCCTCGGCGCCCTTGATGCAATCCAGGCCGGGATCTACCCGCCCGATCTGGAGACGCTACCGGCGGCGCAGCCGTGAGCGTCGTCGAGCTAGCCCGACGGTCTCGCCCGCCCGAGGGCCTCCCGTGCTGCACCCTCGTCGCCCTCGCCCTCCTCGAAGGTGAAGGGAACGAGATCGACAGCGTCGACGACGGGGTCCGCGTCGGCGGCCTCGACTGGTGGAGCCGCGCGAACGTCTGGAGCCCTGACGCGCCCTGGAGCGCCCTCGATGCCGCCCGGGAGCTGACGGGCGGGACCGACGCCCGGATCCTCCTCGTGCGCGACGTGGCGCCTCCTCTGCGGCCGGGTCGCTGGCATGTTGTCCAGCGGTGGCGACACCTCGGCGACGGCGGGGAACCTGGAGTCGAGGACGACACCGTCGTCCCCGGCAAGTCGACGGGGCACACCTACCTCGCGTGGATGGGTGAGGACCGCCGGGTCCGGATCGTGCAGTCCTCGACGGCGAAGGGCTACCGCGACACCTGGGGGAGCTGGGAGGGCGACGCCGGCCTCTCGGGTTACGCGGTCGGCGTGGTCTACCTGCCCACCGGGTGGACGTGGGGGGCGTGATGCTTCAGACGCGGATCATCGTCGCGATCGTCGGGGCTCTGTCGGCGGTCGCCGCCGCGACCCGTAAGGACTCCGACGGGGGCGCACGCATCACACCCGCCGAGAGGGACGAGATCCTCGCCGCAGTGATCGAGGCGATCCTCGGGGTCCTCGACAAGCGGGTCGCACAGTGAGCGCGATCCTTGCCAGTCGGCTAGAACTGGAAGCCGACACGATCCTCGACAGCATCCCCGACGAGGCCCGCCGCACGCACGCCGAGAAGGTCCTCTCGGATGTCCTGTCGACGATGGCGGACCACGAGGCCCGCCGCCCGGTAGCCGAGGCCCTCGACGAGGTCGTCCGCACCCTGGAGCGGGTCCGGACTCACCTCGACGCCGCCGACGAGGCCCCGAGCGGGGTCGCCGCGGTCCTCGGGTCGATTGACGCGCGAACGTGGATCGGTATCATTCTCGGTATAGCCGCCGCCCTCGGGGCCGCTACCGGCCTCGATGTCGCGGACATTCTGGGGGAGCCATGAGCGAGGCAGATCGGGCGGCTATGGCGCGCGGGACTCTCACCTCGGGGATCGACCTCGCCCAAGTCGCCGCGGCCCGTGAGGCCCTCGCAGCGGTTCGTGAAGCCATGCCCGAGCCCGCTCCGCAAAACGTCAAGGCCCCGATCAGGGTCTCGACGTGCATCCTCGCCGGGCTCCTGATCGGGGCGGTCGTCTGGCTCGTCCGCTAGTCGACGACGGCGTAGACCCTCGCGTCGCGACCCGAGCGGGTGAGCCGCGTTAGGCCGGTGTCGTAGATCAAGCGGAGTTGAACAAGCTCCCGGATCCGGGCCGAGATCGACTGATGGACACCGCCGAGGGCCTCCTCGACCTCGTCGCACGTTGCGCCCGAGGCGCCCGCGTCTCGGATACACGTCATACAGCGCCCGCGGAGCGTGTCGGCGTGCGCCTCCATCGACTCTGCGGCTCGCTCGCTCGTCTCGCTCCCGCGGACGAACGGCAACCGCTGCGGGGTGTAGGGGCTCACGCATCACCCCGGCGACCGAAGGACGCGATCCCGTGGCGCTGACGGTAGCGGAGGACCCGCGACACGGGGACGCCTTGTGAGGCCGCGACGGCCTCGTCTGTCGCCTCGCCGGGCTGGAGACGACCCGAGGCCGGGACCCAGGCGCCCGAGCCCGGAGGGCGCCCCATACGGCCCCCGGAGGGGATGCCGTGACGGCGGCGGTACTTCGTCACCGTCAACCGGTGCACCCCGTGCACGTTGGCGACCTCGCGGTCGGACGCTTCGCCGGGTTGAATGAATGCGGGATCAGGTGTCCAGCTCACGAGAGACTCCAGAGGCGCGCGGCGCCGTCGAGGACGGAAACGAGGCAGAGAGCCGCCGCGCACGCGAGGCGGATCCGGCGGTCGAGGTCGTCCTCGGTCGCCATTGGAAGCAGGGCGAGACCCAAGGCGGCGTAAGCCGCGATCACGCCGGTCATTGCATCGCCCGGGCGTAGCTGAGGGCCTCGTCGATGATGTCCGCGGCCCATCCGGCCTCGGGGTTGTCGAGGTACGCCTCGCACGCCTCGACGGTCTCGCGGTCGCCAGCGCGGGCGGCCTCGTCGGCAAGGTCGTGGACCTGGCGAGTCGTGAACGAGGGCGTCGTCTCGACATCGAGGATTAGCTGAGCAACCTCTCGCAGGGCGGCGACGCCCGCCTCGACTTCGAGGGCGAGGTCGGTCGCGCTCTCGTGAGACGAGAGGCCCGCCTCGGCGAGGATCGCCTCGATGTTCAGAGCCGCGACGAGGTCGGCGACGTTGCGAAGGTGTCCGATGGTTCCGTTCATTGTGCTGTCTCCAGTGTCAAAGGGTGAAGGGTGGCGCCCCGAGGGGCCTAGCGGGCGATCTCGGCCCGGGCCGCGGCCTCGACGATCGCCTTTGCCTGACGGAGCGTCGAGCCCTCGGGGATCGTGACACTCACGACCCGAGAGACGGCGGCGTCGAATGCCTCGCCGTCGTACTCCCAAGCCTTCGACGCGTCGCGAGCCAACCCGCGACGAGCGCCCGCGGCGTAGCGGGTCGGGCGCTGACGCTCCAAGGCCCCGACGTAGGCGCCGTCGATGTGCAGGCTCCAAGCGGTAACGCCCTCGTGTGTGCCCTCGTTTGTCCAAGTTTCGCGGCTAGTCATGGTCTGTCTCCGTTCAGTGGCTACCACTTAACGCAAGGCAATACAGGCGCAACAACTTTGCGGGAGAAAGTTGTTACGCCGCCTTCGTCCGCAACAATCGGCCCGCCCTCGTCAGCCGGTAGCGCCTCGGGCGGCCCTCGATCACCTCGGCGAGGCCGCGGGCGACGAGAGTGTCGAGGCGTTGGATCCAGTTGCTCCAGTTCGACGCGCCGACGTGCGCGAGCACCTCGCCGACCGTCGCCTCCCCTCCGAGTTCGGCGAGGATGTCGAGGCCGTCGAGGATCGACTTCGGGGGCGTCCAGAGGATCAAGCCGAGACGCGCCGCGGCAAGGGCGGCCCTAGTCACTGTCGGGCCGGTGGTAGACTTCGAGGGCCTCGCGTAGGTCCTGGGTCCATCCGAGGAGCCTCTCGACGGTCGGCGACCCGAGCGTCTCCAGCTCGACAACCTCGTCGGCGTCGGGGGTGACGTGCACCGAGACGACGAGGCCGGTCCACGGGCGCGAGACCGCCCGAGCGCAGAACCACCGATCAGCGGGCGGCCCGTGCCATGCGAGCCCCCAACCGCGGCCCCGAAGGAACGCTTCGAGCCTCTCCTCCCGGGGCGTCATGCGTGCACCTTCGCCGCGGTCTCGGGCGTCGTTGCCCACGCGACGAGGGCGCCCCACCGGTCGTCGGGCGTCTCGTGGCATCGAGGGCGGCCCCGAGCTGCGAGGAAGGCATCGACCTCCTCGACGGTCAGGTTCACCCCGGCGAGGTCCTCGACGAAGGAGGCCCAGACCTTCGGATGCGTCTCGCGGCGGTCGATCACCCTCCCCGAGCGCCGATCGCGACCGGCAACCTCGACCGCTCCGTCGCTGTCGTCGCCCGTGGCGACCCCGAGGAGGGCCGACAGCGTGTAGCGGCGCGCGTAGCTGATGGCGACCCCGTCCGCCTGTGCGGGTCGGAGGCCCTTCGCGCCGCCCGTTGCGTGCATCAGCTCCCCCGACATCCACTGTCCCGAGGCGTGCACGAGGGTCCACCGGACGCCCGCCGCGCCCTCGACGACCTGGGGTGCCTGGACAAGCGCGAGGCCGTTCTCGGCGAGGGCTCCTCGGGTCGCGTCGATCACGCTCTCAAGATCGGCGTATTCGTTCCGCAAATGAGGGTTTCGCGCGTTCTTTCGGGCCTTCCTGACCCGGGCTTGCGCCTTCGCGAGGGCGGCGGCGATCTGATCCTGTGCGGTTGTCATCGTCAAGCCGCCGACGGTGATCACACCGGGCGGGGTTGTCTCGTCGCTCATGGGTCCTCCTGTGGACGTTGCGAGGCGTAGCACACACCGCGGCAAGTTGGCAAGCCTTGACGCTACCCGGCGCAACGTGGTAGCCCTCGGGAGCCACTAAGGAGGCAACATGAGCAGTCAGAGCGAGGAACGCGCCCGGGTCACGATCCGACCGGCGCCCGGTGTCGTCGATGCTATGGAGGTCTACCGGCGGTATCTGGAGACCGAGGCCGCGCCCGGGATCCGGGTCTCGATGGCCCAGGTCGCCGAGGTCCTGATCCGGGCCGGTCTTGAGCGGTTCGGGATCTCCGTCGAGCGGGGCGACGCATGACGCCCGCCGCCTACGTCCTCGACATCGAGACGATTCCCGAGGGGCTCGCCTTCGGCGAGACAATCGAGATCCCCGAGAAGTTCGCCGGGCTCGACGACCCGGGAGAGGCCGAGCGCCTCTATCTGCGGCAAGCCCTGCACCCTCGCCGCTGTCAGGTGATCGCGTGGGCGCTGATCCCGCTCCTTGGGGGTGATACGATCGTCCAGATCGGCCCCGATGAGGACGGGCTCCTCGATGCTCTCGCCGCCTACGTCGCGCCGATGCGGGGCGCTCCGACGCTCCTCGCCTGGAATGGCCCGGGGTTCGACTTCCCCGTCCTCCGCGCCCGGGCGCTCGTGCACGGTCGCTACCGACTCGCCGACGTGTTCAGTCCGCAGGTCTGGGGAGGTCACGGGATCCGCTACCCCGAGCGGCTCCTCGATCTGATGCGCTTCGCGCCCGAGTGCCTACCGGGCCGGTACGTGAGCAAGGCCGCCGCCGCCGAGGCTTGGGGCGTGCCCGTCGAGACGGCTCCGGGGTCGACGGTGCCGTATCTGTGGGCCGGGGGTCATCTCGGACGCATCGAGGACCACGTCGTCGAGGACGTCCTCGTCGAGAGGCGCCTCGCCGAACTGTGGAGGGTCGCCCAGATCCTCGGGGTGCAACTGTGAAGCCCGCCGAGAGACAGCACCGCGACGACCTCCGCGCTCTCGTCGTCGACATCGCAAGGGCCGACGCCCTGACCGACCCGTGGTGGGACGTGGCTCTCGCCCTCGACAAGGACGAGCCCCTCGACGACCTTCGGGAGCTAGTCAGGGTCGCCAGCTTCGACCGGTCGCCCGGTGATCGAGCGATCGAGCGGCTCGACGAGCTTCTCCTCGCGATTGAGGAGGCGACGTGAGGCCGATCCCGCTCCTCGTCGAGCTGTGCGCGGGGACCGCCGCGCTATCCCTCCGACTGCACGAGGAGGGCGCCCGCCCGCCCGTGTCTCGGATGGGGGCGAAGACCGGCTATGCCGACATCATCCTCGAACGGATGGGACTGGTTCCCGGTCAGACCGCCGACGCGTACCTCTGGTGTGAGCCTGATCCGGGGGTTCGCCTCCTCCTCCTCGCCTACACCGACGCGACCCTCGCCCGGGCCGCCGCCGACGTGATCCGCGGGTGGGCGAAGGAGGACCCGCGGGCGCTCTGGGAGCGGTTGAAGGCCGAAGGGCCGGTCAGGGCTCCCGAGCCGCGGGAGGTCGCGCGGTGGTCAATCGTCACGGGTAACAGCGTGCAGAAGCGACCGGGCGTTGACCCTGACTGGTTTACCCGCCCGACCGGCGAGGGTCAGAAGTCGGCGGGCGCGTATGCCGCCGACCTCGACGCCCTCCCCGAGCTACCCGCGCGCCTGATGCCCGACGCCTCCGAGGTCGACCCGCGGGAGCTGGCACGGTGGGCGCGGATCCTGACCTCGAACCGGCTCGTCAACCCTGACCCGGTCACCTGGACGAACACCGGAGACGGCGGCTACCGCTTCGGGGGCGAGTTTGCCGACCCGGTCGAGCGTCTCGCCGAGGGGTGGGACCTCCCCGAGCTACCGGCGAAGGTCTCCCCGGGCGCCGAGGCCGTCGATCCTCGGGAGGTTGCGCGGTGGACTACCATCCAGGGGTGGGGCTCGACCGGCTACTGGTGCGGACCTGATCGAGGAGGCGCGATCAAGGGTCACCCCGAGGGCTGGACGGGCTCGATCACTCTCGACGGGATGACGGGACGCCTCGACGCGCTCCCCGAGCTACCGGCGACCGTCCTCGTCGAGGCCGTCGAGCCGCCGAGGCTCCCCGAGGGGTCGTGGGTCTACATCGATCCGCCCTACCAGAACACGACGGGCTACGCGCACGACCTACCCCGGGAGGAGGTCGTCAGGCTCGCTCGACTCTGGAGAGAGGCCGGGGCACACGTCTGTATCTCCGAGGCGGAGCCGATCCCCGACCTCGTCGACGAGGGTTGGCACGTCGTCGAGATCACCGGCGACCGGAAGGGCCAGAAGCGCACGTTCAGCAAGCAAAAGCGCGAGTTCCTCACGATGTCGAGAGAGCCGCGGGGTCAGCTTGGATTCTGGGGGCTCTCGTGAGCGTCTGGAGGTCGACGATCCTCTCCCCGGGGCGGCAAGTCGAGGCCGCGAGCGACGGCGACCGGGCGGTCCTTTGGGAGGGCGAGACGGTCCTCGTCCGGGGGCGCGTGCGCGCCGTGGTCGAGCTGGTCGACCCCGTCCTCGTCGACGGGACCGACGCCGACGTCGAGGTCCTCCGTCGTTGGCTCCGGGGGCTGTTCCGGTGATCGTCTCATTCTTTCGACACGCCCGAGACCCGAGGCCCGTCGAGCGATCGATCTCCTGGCCGCGCCTTGCCGTCGCGCTCCGCACCTTTCGACCCATCGAGGGGACGAAGGAGGACCGCCTCGACGCGTGCCCACTGTGGAGCCCGTGCCGCTTCCGAGAGGGCGGTCGTCGCAGCCTCGGCGACGCCGTCGAAGTCTCGCTCCTCGTCCTCGACTACGACGACGGGACGACCCTCGACGAGGCCCTCGGGGCGTGGGCTGACTACGAGGCCGTCGCTCACACGTCGTGGTCTCACCGAGAGGACGCCCCTCGATGTCGTCTCGTCCTCCCCCTCCGCACCCCGATCCCCGCCGACGGGTGGTCGGAGCTTTACGGGGCGATCGTCGCCGACGCGGATCGCCAGTGTCGCGACCCGTCGAGGGCCTACTTCCTCCCCGCGATCGGGGCGGGCGGGCCTCACCGGGCGGTCTACCGGCCCGGGGACCGGCTCGATCTGCGCACCGATCACGAGGCCGCCCTCGCTCGCATCGAGGAGGCCGCCGCGGCGAAGGAGGCCGCGCGCAAGCTCGCCGCCCGTCGGGCGCGTGAGGTCTACCAGAGCCGCGACGACCTCGACCGCGCTCTCGGTCGGAGGCTACGGGAGGACGCCGACGCGCGGGAGGCCCTCGCCGTCCGTCTCGGGGCTAGGATCGTCGAGCGCCCCTCGGGGCGGATTGTGAAGGACGTCACCTGTCCCGGCTGCGGGCGGGCGTCGGTCCTCTGGTACGTCGAGCCCGGACGGAAGGCGTCGGCGTGGTGTGCGCATCAGAATAGCTGCGGGTGGTTCGGCCCGCTCACGACCTGGGAGAACACATGAGCGAGACCCTCGCCGACGACCTCGGGCTTCGGGTGATCGGCCCTGTCGAGATCGAGGAGACCTATCAGTACCTCGACGACCTCGTCGGGAACCTGGCGACGATGACGAAGGACGAGCGCGTCGAGGCCGTGGCGGGCCTCCTCGGGGCTCGCTGGCTCCCGAGGCTGTCGACACTCGCCCGGGAGGACGGGGGCGCCTGGGACGCCTACCTCGTCCGCCTCCGGGCCTCTCGGGGCCTCGCGTCCGCGGTCGATCAGCTACGGCGACGCGTGCGCGCCGAGGGTCGAGGGCTCCGTCTCGTCGCCGAGAAGGCCGCCGCCCCTCTCGCGGGCGTGCCGGATGGGTGGCGGGCTCCTCCGGGGTGGAGGGTCGACGCCTCGGGCGTCTGGGGTCCTGATCCCGTGACCGACGACCTCGTCCAGCTCTCGACGGTCCCGCTCGCTCCCGTCGGTCGGCTCCTCGATGTCGACACGGGGGATCATCACGTCCGGCTCTCGTGGCCCGGGTGGGCGGGTCACTACGAGCGCACGGTCCGCCAGAGCGTCACCGTCGACGGTCGGAGCCTCGTCGCGACCCTCGGGGATCGAGGGGCCGGGGTAACATCGAGGAACGCGTCGGTCCTCGTCGGCTACCTCGATGCCGCCCTCGCCACCAACGCCGCCCGCCTACCGGTCGAGCTAGTCGCGAGCCGTTGCGGGTGGGTCTCGACATCGAGGGCCGCGGGGTTCCTCCTCGGGCGTCGGTGGTATGGGACCGGGGCCGTCGCTCTCCAGGTCGACCCGGGCGGTGGAGAGGAGCAAGTCGTCGAGGCCGTCGCGACCTCGGGGACGTGGGCCGGGTGGCTCGCCTCGATGGCGACCGCCGCCGACTGTCCCGACGTTCACCTCGCCGTCTACGCGTCGGTCGCGTCGGTCCTCGTCGGGCGCCTCGGGACCGCCCGTGGGTGGGTCGTCGACTGGTCCGGCGAGACCTCGCAGGGCAAGACGACCGCCCTCCGGGTCGCCGCGTCGGTCTGGGGGCAGCCTGTTGACGGTCGGATGCTCCAGAGCTGGCGCCTCACCGTGAGCCGTGCCGAGGGCGTCGCCCACCTCCTCTCGGCTCTCCCCTTGATTCTCGACGACTCGAAGAACGCCCGATCCTCTCGGGATGTCGCCGGGCTGATCTACCAGCACAGTCAGGGGCAAGCGAAGGGGCGCGCGAAGCCCGGAGCGGGCTCCCAGGCCGTCGGGCTCCGACGGTCGGCGACGTGGTCCTCGATCATGCTCTCCACGGGTGAGCAGAGCGCCGTGAGCTTCACCGAAGACGCCGGCTCTCGGGCGCGGTGCCTCTGTCTCGTCGGGCCTCCTCTGCGCTCCGACCGTCAGGCCCGGGACCTCACGGTCGGGATCCTCGACCACTACGGACACCTCGGGGAGCGGGTGATCGAGCGCCTCGCCGGGTACACGTCGGAGGACTGGCGACGCCTCGGGGAGAGCTACCGTCAGAGCGTCGAGGCGTGGGTCGCGTCTCTCGCCGAGGTCGGAGCGGTAGCCCAGCGCCTCGGGGCGCTCCTCGCCCTGCTAGAGGTCGCCCGGGACCTCGTCGAGGCCGTCGGGTATCCAGAGCCGCCCGAGGGCGTCGAGCCCCTCACGAGGGCCGCCGAGGCCGTCAGGGCGGGAGGGGAGGACGCCGACCGCCCTCTCGCCGCCCTCCGGGCCGTGTGCGAACTGGCGACCCAGCATCAGGACGCCTTCGACGACGGAGCGTCTCGAAGCTCCGGGCCGCCCGGGGGCTACCTCGGGCGATGGGAGGGCGACGAGATCGGGGTCCTGCCTCGGGTCCTCGACGACTGGCTCGCCCGGGCGGGCTACGATGCGGGGATCCGCGCCCGGTGGCGCGAGCGGGGATGGGTCGAGCGCCGCGGTCGAGACTGGACCGTGAAGCGGCAAGTCGGGACGAGGCGCGTCCGGCTCCTCGTCCTGACGCCCGAGGCCGTCGCCGCGGGGTTCTAGCCAAGACGACGAAAGCCCGCCGAGGGGCGGGCGTCGAGTCGAGGCGGGCGGCCTCTGTCAGAGTCGGGTCTCCTCGGGATGTCGCGCCATCTCTCCGAAGTAGTGGGCGATCTGCTCTGCTACTCGCCGCGGGATGTTCCCGGCGCCGTTCCATCCGAGGGGCGCCTCGACGGCCTCGGCGGGCTGACACGCGGCGCGATGCTCCCGGGCGATGTCGACGCGGTAGTAGGGGAGTTCCTTACCGCAGGAGCACCGGACCCGCTGGTGTCGCGTATTGTAGGGGTCGACGGGTAGCGCCTCGAAGCCGAGGGCCTCCATGACGGCGAGCTTCTCGCGCCGGTTGTCGGTCAGTTTGAATCGCATTGCTGTCTCCAGTGTGAGAGCCCGCCGAGGCGGGCGGCGGTGGCTAGAACCGGACCACGATCGGCCCGATGACATCGAGGCCCGTCTCGGCAAGGTAGTGGCGAACTAGCTCAGGCGATGCGGCGACCTTGCGCGGAGTGAACTGCCGGGCCGACGCCCAGCGTTCGGTGCGCTTGTTCCAGAACCCGCGGCGCCGCTGGAAGGTGATCGCGTCGGCGACGAGGTCACCGTCGATCTCGACAAAGATCGTGCCCCGGTCGTTGCGAGTGACGAGGATCTCGGTTGCTACAAACTTCATGCTGTCTCCAGTGTGAGAGCCCGCCGAGGCGGGCGTCGAGGTGAGGCGGGCGGCCTAGCGGGTCAGGAGTCGCCGATCCATTGTGCTGAGGTTGGTGTGATCCGCCGGTGACTTGAAAGTCCGGTACACCCAGGCCCGGGCCTCGACCTCCGAGGCGAAGCGGGCCGCCGAGCGACTCGTCGCGGAGCACCACCATCCCCACTTGCGATGCTCCTTGCGGCGGAGCGCGATCGGCCCGTTTCCGAACTCTCGCTGAAGTGAAGGGCTAAAGAAGCCCGCGCGGCCGATGATGATGATGTCGTTGCGGTTGCGTGCCATGGTCTGTCTCCGTTGCTTGTGGCTACACCTTAACGCGAGGCTAACCAGAGGCAACAACTTTCCGCGAGAAAGTTAGCCCGCCCGACGGTGCCCGACCGTGCCCGACAGGTGCCCGACATAGTCGGGCGCGAAAAGTGCCGGGGGCTCCGTCGCTATGGAGGCCCCGCCCGACTGCCCGACTAGTTTTGAAGGGTATATACCATGATAGGTATCCTTTAAAGCGATAGCGGGCGTCCTAACGTGAAAGAGAAAGCTTTTCCGTTTTACGCATCCCCTGTGTAGCTACTGTCGGGCAGTCGGGCGCGATCGCGATACCTAAGGTCTGTGGCCGACTAATCGCGCCCGACTGGCCTCGGGCGAGTCGGGCGGGAGTCGGGCGGGCCGCCCGGGCAGTCGGGCGCAGCTCGACGACGACCTCGGGCGTCGTGCTACACTCCGGGCGCCCCTCGGGGTTTCGTGTGCCTGTGTTCCGTCCTGGGTTCGGGGAGGTCCTCGTCGATGACGGGGGCCTCCTCGATGACCTCGACGGCCTCGGGCGTCGCGTGCTAGGGTGGGAGCACGGGCCGCCGACGCTTGCACTCGTCGACGACCCGCGGCCTCGATCCCCTTCGGATGGGGCGAGGGCTTCCGGGCTACACTAGCACCGGACACAGGAGGCAGCATGAATAGGGCGATCCTCTGCGGACACCTCGGGCGCGACCCCGAGAGCCGCGACACCCGAGGCGGGCAGGTGGTCCGGCTCTCCGTTGCGACGAGCGAGCGACGCAAGCAAGGCGACCAATGGGTCGATCACACCGAATGGCATCGGGTCGTCTGCTTCGGGCGGACGGCGGAGAACTGCGCTCGGTTCCTCGGCAAGGGGCGTCAGGTCCTCGTCGAGGGCCGCATCCAGACGAGCAGCTACGAGAAGGACGGCGAGACCCGATACTCGACGGAGATCGTCGCCGAGCGGGTCGAGTTCGTCGGCGGTCGGGGGGATGCCGCCCCGAGCCGCTCGAACGCCTCACGAGGGGCGTCTCGTCCCTCTGACGACGTGCCGTTCTAGTGGGCGGCCAGAGCAGAGGGAAGGGCGCCCGAGGAGAGCGCGAAGTCGCGACGCTCCTACGGCGCGAGCTGCCCGAGGGGTGGACCGTCGAACGGTTCGGGACTGGCGAGTCGGGGCACGACGTGAGGGTCCTCCGTCCTGACGGAGCGCCGTGGACGTGGGCCGTCGAGGTCAAGCGGTACCGCGACTTCTCCGTCGGCGAGGTCCTCCGGGGTCCGTCGGCTCGTTGGCTCTCGTGGTGGGCGCAAGCCGTCGAGCAAGCCGTCGCCGCCAGTCGCGAGCCGCTCCTCCTCACGCGGGGGGACCGCCGCCCGTGGTGGGTCTGGTCACGTTGGGACCTCGGGAGCCTCTCGGGTCCGTCCGTCCAGCTCCAGACCGGGGACCGTCGCCCGGTGATGGGTCACCGACTCGACGACGTGGTCGGGGAGTTGGCGCATTTCGAGGGATGGACGCCGCATGACGAGCCATGAGCCAAACGGAGGGCCCCTGCGGGTAGTGGATTT